ATTGTGACTTATACTGGCACTGGCGCTAATGCGACAGTGGCACATGGGCTTGGCGTTGCGCCGAGTTTGATAATTGCAAAATCAAGAAGTGTTGCTGACAATTGGCTTATCTATCACGCATCATTGGGTAATACTCAATATGTTGATTTTACTACAGCAGCCGCTGGCACATCTATTACAGCTTGGAATAATACATCCCCAACATCAAGTGTTTTTAGCATTGGAACTGCCCCAAGAATTAATACGGCGTCTTCAACAAACGTAGCCTACTGTTTCGCCCCCGTATCAGGCTACAGCGCCTTTGGTAGCTATACAGGGAATGGTTCGACTGATGGGCCGTTTATTTATATGGGGTTTAGGCCAAGGTTTATTTTGGTGAAAAGAACTGACACCACAGGTATTTGGTTCATTTACGACACTACACGTAACACATACAACACCATGGATTTGTATTTGCAGCCACAATCCTCGGCGGCAGAAGTTAGCTACGGCAACGCTTACGACTTTTTAAGTAATGGGGTAAAAATACGCAATACTTCAGCAGACTATAACGCATCTGGTGGAACTTACATCTACGCCGCCTTCGCAGAAAACCCATTCAAATATTCAAGAGCGAGGTAACAATGTCCTTCATTCTCGACGGGCGGTTTCTCCCGCTTGACACTCCATTTGAACATAATGGTATTCAGTATCCAAACAATTGGTTGCGGCTTGCTTCTCCAGAGGCGCGAGCCAATATCGGCATCACAGAAGTGCCGGATCAGCCGCGTCCCGATGATCGCTTTTATTGGGTAAGCGGCCCAAATGCTAATGGCGATTATACTGCCATCCCGAAAGATCTGCCAACGCTTAAAGCAACTTGGTCAGCACAATTTAAGCAAACGGCTTACACAATGCTTTTACCAAGCGATTGGCTGGTTGTGCGCAAGACGGAAGACGGCACGGCTATCCCAGCTGATTGGACAAGCTATCGTGAGGCGGTTCGCACAACATGCGCGCTGGCGATAACTGATATGGAAGCGACGACAGACATTGACGCCTTCATCGCGTCTGTGACGTCAGTGCAATGGCCGGTTAGCCCAGACAGCCAACCAGTAATTTAATATCGGCATTTCTCGAAGGGGGAGAATGTGCTTCCAATCGTCACTTGCACAGTGGACGGCAAATGCTTGCCCGTATTACAGGCCAGCATCAAGGCATATGCGCACGATGTGCCTCATCTAATTTACAGCCCAAAGCAAGAGACATCCGTCAAATCATATGACGTCGCGCTAAAAATAGCCTTTCAAGAATATGATGAAGTCATCGTCTGCGCTGATGATCTGGTTTTAACGCCTGATAGCTATCGCCTGCTATGCGAAGACATCAACAATCTAAAAGCAATACACGGCGATAAGCTTGGGATTGTCGCGGCACATACTGACTTTACGCGCTACACCCAAAACATACGCTATCAGCAATCGCCAACTGATAAATTGGAATATGGCAAATGGTCTTGGGAGCATGAATGCCGCCCCGCCAGACGCCTAAGTCCAATCTTCCATTATCTCTCAAAGAAAATGTATGAGGATACATTTCTGCCGCCAATTGAGTGGTATAGCGACGATGTCATGTGCGAAGACCTCAACGCAAAAGGTTATACGCATTATATCTCGCGCGCGTATGTGCATCATGCTGGCTCGCAGACATTAGGGCAAAACACGCAAAAGCTGCATGATGACGCCATGCCGTGGCTGATAAAGAACCGCCCACAATATTTGGATCTATTTTTTGGAGAAGGGGCCAGAAAAAAGATGGAAAAGAAGCTAAAGATTGCAGTCTACACAATCACGAAAAACGAAGAGCAATTTATCGAGCGTTGGGCGCAATCGGCCAAAGACGCAGACTTGCTTCTCATAGCCGACACTGGCTCTACGGACGATACAGTAAAGATCGCAAAGGAAAACGGCGTCACTGTTTATGATATTTGCGTAACGCCTTGGCGCTTCGATCATGCCAGAAACGCCTCTCTCACGCTTATTCCAAGAGACTATGACGTTTGCATCTGCCTTGACGCTGATGAGGTCATGGAGCCGGGATGGCGTGAGGAAATAGAGCGCGTCTGGACGCCTGAGACGACGCACTTGCGCTATAAGTTTGATTGGAGCTTGGGTATCGTTTTCTACTCAGAAAAGATTCACGCGCGGCATGGCTATTACTGGCATCACCCCTGCCACGAGCACATACGCGCAGACTTGCGAATCACGGAGGTGTGGGCCCACACAGACTTTTTGCTCATAACCCACCATCCTGACCCGACAAAAAGCCGGGGTCACTACATGGAAACGCTGGAGCTATCGGTCAAAGAAGACCCGCATTGCCCCAGAAACGCCTTTTATTATGCGCGTGAGCTTTATTTTTATAACCGCTACGAAGAGGCAATTGAGGCGCTAAATCGTTATCTTAAAATGCCAGAAGCGGTTTGGATTAACGATCGATGCTACGCCATGCGCGTCTTGGGTCAATGCTATGCGGCGCTTGGCGATCAAATTGCCGCAGAGGCTTGGTATCACAAGGCGGCAGCTGAAGCGCCACATACGCGCGAGCCTTGGGTGGCGTTGACTAAATTATATTATGATCAAAACAAATGGGCTGAAAGTTATGGGGCGGCGATGCGCGCCCTATCTATCAAAAATAAAGAATTAGTTTATACTACCGACCCATCTTCTTGGGGGGCTCTCCCGCACGATCACGCCGCAATTGCCGCGTATCGTCTTGGGCTGACGGAAGCGGCAATAGAACAGGGCAGGCTCGCCTGTGAGCTTGATCCAGACGACAAGCGACTACAGGAGAATCTCCTGTGGTATACGGGCGAGAAAATATGATGGATTTCCAAACGCTTCTCAATTTCGGCATTGGCGTGGCTGTAGCAGTCTTTGGCTGGTTCGCGCGGGAACTTTGGGTAGCGGTTAAGGATTTAAAGGAAGACATCCATCAAATCGAAGTTGAGCTCCCAAGCCATTATCTCCGTAAAGATGAATTTGCCGAAAGCATGAAGGAAATAAAAGAAATGCTTGGTAAGATATTTGATAAGTTGGATGATAAGGCAGACAAATGAAGGAAAATTATCCTCAAGCTCTTAAACAAGTCTTAAAGTATGAAGGAGGCAAAGTAGACGACCCTCGCGATCCTGGGGGACGCACTGCTTTCGGCATAACGCAGGATACTTATGACGCGTGGCGCAAGAAACAAAATCTGCCGACAGTTGACGTCTTCACGATCAATCAGGCGGATGTTGCGGCCATTTACCGTCAAGAATATTGGGATCGCATTCGTGGAGATGATCTGCCCTCTGGCGTTGATTTTGCTGTGTTCGATTATGCAGTAAACAGCGGCGTTTCTCGCGCAGCCAAAACTCTTCAAGGTATTGTAGGCGTTACGCAGGATGGGCAAATCGGCCCTGCAACCATACAGGCCACCAAGACCTATATCGCCATGACCGTTACCAATAAACGCCTTGCATTCATGCAGAGCTTGTCCATTTGGTCTACTTTTGGCAAGGGCTGGTCTGCGCGAATCGCTGATGTGAAGAATCAAATTTTGGCTTTAACGAAATAGGGGAATCAAATGGGTATTTTCAAAAATCTTCTGACAACTATTCCTGGCATTCTCACACTGATCACGGTTGGCATTCAAGCTTGGCAAACCAAGACGCTTGATTGGCCAGCCCTTCAGAATGCGCTGATCGGCATTGGTCTTGTTGCCGCTAAAGACTTTAACGTCACCGGCAAATGATTTACGCCATCCTGGCAATTATTGGCAGCCTATTTGCGGCGGCTGGTAAGATGTTTGATTGGCTTTACGCCAAGGATCTTGTTGATGCGGGTAAAACGCAGCAACAGGTGGCAGACCTAAAGGCTCAGATTGATGCGGCACATAAAGCCCTTGAGGCCCGTCTTGCTGTTGAGCGCGAGCGCCAGCTTAATCCTGGCGGGGTGCATGACGACGATGGATTCAAGCGCCCCGATTAATCAACAGGCGACCTTTTGTGCGACCGCCAAGCCGATTTACTGGAGCGATAAAGACAGTGACGGGACGATCTGGGAAGCCAAAGAGCACAACCGGATTGGGAAAGAGTTATGCGGCTGGGGCAAGAAGTAGCCATTAGGGCGCCTATTATGGTAAACTCGCCCTAACTAGCGGGGTTTTAGATGACTACGGGTCTGAGTTACGCGGGATCAGTTTCCGGCACTACCAGTTATGTGGATCAAATCGCCACGATGGCGGTTGTTGACGCGACAGATCCAGCATTCCTAGTCATCCTGCCACAAATGATCACTTATGCGGAAAACCGCATTTATCGTGACGTTGACTTCTTATTTACATCCACATCATCGACTGCTTATTCACTAACAGTAGGGACTAGAAGCATAAATGTCCCAGCGGGAACTTTTGTCGTTCCAGAGCAAATTAATCTTATTACCCCTGTTGGCGTATCAAACCCTGATCAAGGAACGCGCGTTCCTTTATTGCCAACAACGAAAGAATTTCTAGACGCCGTTTATGGAGCTTCAGCATTAACTGGCCAGCCAAAATATTGGGTGCCATTTGATGATTACACTTTCCTTGTTGGCCCTTATCCTGATGCCGCTTATACCGTAGAAATTGTTGGCACGATTCGCCCTCAAAGCCTTGGAAATGGCACCAACAATACTGTTACTTCTACCTTTATCAGTCTTTACTTGCCTGATTTGTTTATCATGGCGAGTATGATTTATATCGCCGCATATCAGCGCAACTTCTCAAGCGCGCTTGGCAATGACCCGCAAATGCCTATTACTTACGAGACGCAATATCAAACTCTCTTGAAGAGCGCGGTTAGTGAAGAGAATAGGAAGAAGTTTGAGGCGTCAGCTTGGAGTTCTCAGAGCGCCTCAACAACCGCTACGCCGACCAGAGGCTAATAAATGCCGCATCAAACACTCAAGCTTATTCCTGGCGTTGATCAGAATAGGACGCCAACTTTTAATGAAGCGGCGATTTCAACAACAAATCTTGTTCGATTCGTCCCTGATAAGCAGGGACAAGTTGCACTTGTGCAGAAGCTTGGCGGCTGGACAAGATATTTTCCATCAAGCGTTGGATCAATTGTTCGCGCATTATGGGCATGGGAAGACACAAACGCCAATACTTATTTAGGCGTTGGTTCAGAAGGAACTACTATTGATGGGAACGGCCTATCTGTAATTTTTAATAATTCGCGCGAAGTTATTACGCCAAGAACCGATATATTAAATGTCGCCTTTAGCGGCACTGGCGGCATGACGACAATTGCTGGTTCAAGCACTGTTATTGTTTATGCGGTCGGGTCAAATGTATCAGACTTTGATACAGTCTATGTTAAGACTCCTGTAGCCGTTGATGGATTAGTTATATTTGGCGTTTATGAATGCACTTTCTTAGGCGCAGACCAATTTTCCATTACAGCTGTTGACGCTGCTGGAACGCCTCAAGTTGCGACATCTACTGTTTCAACTCCAGGCGGCGTTGTTCCAACATATGATTTCTCTTATGACTTTATTAATTCTCGCGGAAGCCCAATCATTACTGTGACGCTTGCAAATCACGGTTACGCGGTTGGCGATATATTTCCAATTGTTGTTACTACAGTAGCCGGAACAGTTACGCTTTACGGAAATTATACTGTTCAAACTGTTCCTTCTTCATCTACTTTTACAATTATCGCAGACTCATCGACAACAACAGCCGCCGTCACAAGCGCAAGTTCAAATGGAACGACCGCAACAATAAACTTTTCTGGCGACTATAATTTTAATGTTGGAGATACCGTAACGGTCACTGGCGTTTCCGCGTCTTATAACGGCGATCGCACTGTAACGGCAAAAACAGCCAGTAGCGTTTCATTTGCGTTGGGCGCCGCCGCATCAGTTGGCGCTGGCGGAACTGTTTTTGATACTTTGTCAAAAATGAATGGCGGGGAGGCTCAATATGAGTTTTTCAGAGTTCCAGCACCTATTCCTGCGGGTATCGGGTATGGCGTTGGTGGTTATGGCGCTGGCGGTTATGGAACTGGCGTGGTTCCCCCTGCTACCCTTGAGGGCGATCCTCTCAATGTAGATGATTGGACTCTTGATAACTGGGGTCAAATATTTGTTGCGTGTCCAGTAGGAGGCGCAATTTATACTTGGACGCCAGGAACCGGCCAAACGGTTGCAAGCGTTATTGCAAATGCGCCTGTTATAAATGACGGCATGTTTGTCGCAATGCCTCAACGTCAGATTATTGCTTGGGGGACTACATTTACAGGAATACAAGACCCACTTCTTATTCGTTGGTGCGACGTTAATAATTACGATAGCTGGATTGCTCTTGTTACGAATCAAGCAGGCTCTTATCGTCTACCTCGCGGATCGGCGGTAATCGGCTGCATACAAGGCCCACAACAAGGTCTTGTTTGGACAGACTTGGCTATTTGGGCAATGCAATATGTTGGCCCTCCATATGTTTATCAATTTAACGAGATTGGCGCAGGATGCGGATTGATTGCAAGAAAAGCAGCCGCATCAATGAATGGCATTGTTTATTGGATGGGGCAAAGCCAGTTCTTTAAACTATCAGGTAGCGGCGTTGAGATAATCAAATGCCCAGTATGGGATGTGATTTTCCAAGATCTTGATACGTCAAATGCAGATAAAATTCGTATTGCGCCTAATTCCCAATTTGGCGAAGTTACTTGGTATTATCCAACGACAACAAGCGGTGGCGAAATTGCAAAATACGTGAAATATAATGTTGTTTTAGACCAGTGGGATTTTGGCTCTTTAGTTAGAACCGCATGGATTAATCAATCCGTTCTTGGGCCGCCAATTGGCGCCGGCATTTCTGGCGGCTCTAATTTTATTTATCAGCACGAAACTTCCCCTGATGCTGATGGCGCTCCGCTTATTGCGTCCTTCCAGACAGGCTATTTCGCTATGCAGGAAGGAGAGATGAAAGTTTTCGTTGATCAGGTTTGGCCTGATATGAAGTGGGGTTATTATGGCGGCGCGCAAACCGCGCATGTCGATCTTACTTTTTATGTAGCAGATTATCCAAGCGAAACGCCACGCACTTACGGCCCTTACACTATGACAACTGCGACGACTTATTTAACGCCGCGTTTTCGTGGTCGTTTAATGTCTATAAAATTAGAAAGCGCGCCAGATGAATACGGGACATGGTGGCGACTTGGCGCGATTCGTTATCGCTTTGAACAGGATGGAAAATTCTAATGGCCACTTTAGACGACATCCTGACAACTCAGAAGAATGGCGTCGTCGCCATCAATAACCTTAATCAATCTCTGACTGCATTTTATGATAAATATGCTTATGTC